GGACGGCGACCTAGAGGTGCGCGTCTACAGGGACGACGGCAACCAGGGTTTCGGCGACACGCCCGAGGTCAGCGTGCCGCTCCGCGATGGTGCGCCGCTGCGCCACATCCCCTTCTACCTCATCAGCACCGCCGACGGCGTAAAGCCCCGCCCCTCGCCCATCGAGACCAGCGTGGACCTGAACCACGACCACTACTGCCTCAGCGGCAACCTGGCCTCCATTACTCAGCTGGCCACCGCGCCCATCCTGACCATCACGGGCTACGAGGCCGACGCCGACGATCCCAACTTCAAGTTCGACATCAGCGGCGGCGCGGTCATCGCGGTCAAGGAGCCCACGGCGAAGATCGACTGGCACGACATGCCGGTCGATGGCGGCAAGTTCGTCATGGAGCAGCTAGCGCGCATCGAGGACAAGCTGAGCACCTTGGGCCACAGTATCATCGCGCCCGAGAAGGCCGCGCCCGAGGCTCCCGAGACCCACCTGATCCGCAGGGCGGCGGAGAACGCCATCTTGGCCGCGCTGGTCCGCCGGATTAGCCGCTCAATGCAGGAGGCCCTTAGGGAGTTGGCCCGCTGGACCGGCGACTACACAGACGGTCTGACCTACGCCCTCAACAGCGACTTCCTCAAGGGACGGCTCACCGACCAGGACCTCAAGGTGCTGGACATGTTGAACGCTAGGGGCCTGATCACCGACGAGACCCTCATGCTGCTGGCCCGTGACAACGGCACGCTGAGCCAGGCCATGGACGTGGACGCGGAGATCGCGCTGGCGGCGGAGCAGTCTGCGAACCGTCCCCTGGCGGGCATCTGATCCATGACGGCCAACGAGGCCCTCGTTGACAGGGCAATCCGCCACAGCGCCGCGCTGACCCGATATGGCAACGGCCTGGCCGACGATGTCCTCAGGTTCCTCAACAGCGTGGACGAGGAGATCGTCGGCAAGCTGAGCGCGGCCCTCCTCGACATCGAGCCCGGTGCCACCCTGACGGCGGCTGCGCGCAACCGGCTCATCCAGGTGCTCGGCGAGGTCCGCGTGATCAACGCCGCCGTCTACCTGCGCCTGGGGTCCACACTCGTGGAGCAGCTGGACGCCCTGGCGGAGGCCGAGACGGCCTTTCACCGGGACGCGCTCAAGGCATCCGTGGAGTTAGACCAGGCCTTCGCCGTCGCACCAGCGGCCCGCCTGGCCACGATCGTCCGCGACAGCCCCATCAATGGCCGCATCCTCGCTCCCTGGGTGGAGGCCCTGGGTGAGGGTCGCATGGCGGAGGTGGAGCAAGCCCTGAGAATGGGGCTCGCACAGAGCGAGACGCAAGCGCAGCTGGTCCGACGCATTCGGGGCACCAAGGCTCAAGGCTTCAACGATGGCGTCCTGGGGGTCAGCCGCCGCCGCGCACAAGCATTGGTCCGCACCAGCGTCACTCATGTGAGCAACATGACGGCGCAGGAGACGTGGAGGGCCAATGGTGATGTGGTCAAGGCCTGGCAGTTCGTAGCCACCCTGGACACTAGAACCTCCAGCACCTGTGGCAGCAAGGACGGTCAGACGTTTCCCATTGGCGAGGGTCCGATCCCTCCCCTCCATCCCAACTGTCGCAGCATCACAGTGGCGGTCACTAGGAGTTGGCGAGAACTGGGGCTGGACAAGGACGACGTACCCGCCCGCACGCGCGCCAGCATGGACGGACAGGTCGCCGCAAGCACTCGCTATGACCGATGGTTGTCCAGCCAGTCGGCGGAGCGTCAGGATGAAGTCCTGGGTGCCACGCGGGGCAAGCTGTTCCGCGCCAACAAGCTGACACTACAGCAGATGGTCGCCAGTGACGGCACGCGCCTGACGCTTGATCAGTTGAAGTCCAAGTACGGTGACCTGCTCTCCTAACTGGAACGCGATATAGCCTCCTCGATCTCATCGCGAAGCCGGTGAACATCCTCTCGATTCTGAGAAATGAAGGCTTGGTTCTCCGCGCTGCTGGTGGTGAGGAACAAACTGTAGAACCGCTGCTCCTCTCTGCGTTCCCACGAGAAGTAGCCAAACAGTGCCATTACACCCGCGACTATCAAGCAGATGATAAGGCCGTCTCTGAACGGCCCAAGGCAAAGAAGGAGGATGACGGCAGCCCCACCCCACAAGAACCAATGGAGAGTTTCGCCATGGACGACCTTTTTGCGAACATCCACGGAGTTGATCTTGTTAATCGCGTAGCTCTTGCTTCCAAACCGCGCGAACTTGTCATCGATCGTGATCTTCCCGACATCACTCTCGATCGGCCCTGACCTCTGTCCACCCAGGTCAGTCATGACACTGCGTTCTTGCTGACCATGGAGCCCTTGTCGATCCCGGTCAACTTCAGGTCCTTGCTGATATTACAGGTGAACTTCTGAATATCATCGGTGCCCTGTCCCACGGCGAACGCGACAGTCTGCACGTCACCATCCCTGGCTACGTTAGGCGACAATGCCTTGATCCGCGCATCGTCGTTGGCCGTGGCGTACTGTCCGGCGGCGCGCTGCCAGCTGTCCCCACTGTATTCGTCCAGTAACTCTCCGACGTTCTGCCAGAAGCGCGCTCGGGTTCGGCACTCATCCATAGTCTTCACGAACACCTTGCGCCCACAAGGCGTGATGCTGTCCCCGGACCAAGACGCGGAACACGCGGGATAGGCGATCTCGTTGATGCCTCGCCGAGCGACCCTCGCGTAGCTCTGCTGTACCGGATCGGTGCTTTCCGCCTCCGCGTTCTCCACGGGATCGCTGCCACAGGCCGCGAGCATCGTCGCGGCACCAATCACCAACCAGAACCTGCCCATCCGTCCCCCTCATAAATATCGGCGCAGTCGAGGCTAGGCCGACGCTGTTCTCGCGGCAAGGCCGCACACCATGCGGCCAAGGGCCAAGGGGATTAGATGACGGATAATACGAACACCAACGATGATGACCTGACCGGACTGAAGAACAAGGTCAAGGAACTCCTGGGACTGGTCAAGACGGCCAACGAGCGAGCAGAGAAGGCTGAGCAGGAGCGCAACGAAGCCACCGAACGCGCCGCCGATGCCAACGCCACAGAACTAGAGAAGGCGGTGAAGCGGGCCGATCGCGCCGAGAAGGCCGCACAGGATGCCGCCGAGCGCGAGGTTCAGGCTGGCAAGACGCTCCGCACGTACAAGGCAGAGAGTGCCATCGCTTCGGCGCTCGCAGTCAACAACGTGGACACCAAGCACAACGCACTCCTGACCAAGGCACTCAAGGCAGACATCGAGTACAACGATGCCGGTGACGCCATGATCGAGGGCAAGGCTGTTGGCGACTACCTCAAGAGCTACTTCGCCAGGGATGGTCTCAGTTATGTTCGCGCCAGCGACAACAGTGGCAGTGGCAGCACGGGCAGTGGACAGAGCCGCGCCGCGCGCATGACCAAGGAGAACTTCACTTTCGACGGCTTCGCCAAGATCCAGTTGGAGAACCCTGCGGAGGCAAACGCCATCGCGGATGAGATTGGCCGTCCAGAGTTGAAGACGCAGCTCTGACCGTCACTGGAGAACCACGAGACTAAATACTGGGCGACCACAGTTGGGTCGCCCGGCTTCCACTTCGGGACCGGATGTTCCCGAAGTGGAGAAACATATACATGGCATATGATCGTCAGCACGTTCTTACGCTGGATGACTTCAAGAAGCTGAACCCCAGCCTGGTGTGGGGAGCTATCGACGAGGCCTACAACGCAGGAACCAATCCTTTCCGTTCCGCTGGTGTGATGACCAGCAGCCCCGCAATCGCCGCCAGCCTCAATGATGGCGCTGGAGCGACCACCACCGTCGAGGCGTGGAACGACCTCGCATACGTCGAGAGCAACATCTCCAACGACGACCCCACGGATCACGCCGTGCCCATGAAGATGGACACCAAGCTGTGGAATGCCACGCGCCAGCACAGGAACGTGGGCGTCTCGGGCATGAACCTGGTTCAGGACTTCGCTGGTATGGACCCCATCGCGGCTCTTAGCTCGCGCATCGCCAACTACCGCAACAACGACGAGGTCGCTCTGTTCTTCGCGGTTCTAGACGGCATCACCAAGGCAACGGACACCGAGACGAAGAAGATCGTCAAGACCATGGACGCCGCTCTGGACGTGGCTCAGCTGCTCAAGGCGGTTCAGTCTGCCAAGGGCGACAACCGTGGCGCGGTTACGGCTGTTGGTATGAGTTCCGGCAACCGCCTGATCCTCCAGCTTGCCAACCTGATCGAGTATCGCGCTGGTAGCGAGCAGATCACGGACTTTGGTCGCATCGCGGGTCTCAACATCATCGAGGACGACCGCTTCGAGGATCGCATCGTGGGCATGGGCGCAGGCCTGTTCCACTACAGCGTGGCCCCGCAGTCCCGTAAGCCCGTTGCCGTAGAGAGCGACGAGAGCGCAGGTCACGGTTCGGGTCAGGACACCGTCTGGTTCCGCTGGAAGCAGATCATCCACCCCATGGGCTTTGACTACACGGGCACCTTCGACAGCAAGGGCGGCCCCAGCTTCGCGGACCTCCGCAAGGCCGGTGCCTACACGCTGAAGACCGATCCCAAGAAGGTCCCCCTCGTGATCCTCAAGCCCAAGCCCGCAGCTTAAGGCTCCCAACAGCAAGGCCCGCGTCATTAGTTTGGCGCGGGCTTCGCCATGACTGGCTCCCTCTAAATACTGGGGAGGTAACGCATGGCAAGTATTGAACAGGCCGCCGCCTACAACAAGGCGCGTGGCAACGAGGATTGGGAAGAAGTCGAGAGCGACGACCAGGCCGAGGCCCTGTTGCAGGATGCCGAGGACTACATCCGCGCCAACTACTCGCTTCGGAGCGACCTCGATCCCAATGAGCAGAAGCTGCTCGACAACATGATCTATCGTCTAGCGGCTGCCTTCCTCAGCGCCCCGCCCAGCACGACCGCTCGACCTCTGGTCAAGAAGGAAGTCGTGGAGGGCGACGCGGGCAAGCTGGAGACGGAGTATTTCGAGGTAGCCGCTGACCCCTACCCCTACGTGACCACCATGATCCAGCCCCTAGTACGCAGGGCATCTGGTGGCCTCACGATTGGGCGTCTGATCCGATGACGGACTTTGCGGAGGCACAGGCGCGCGCCGCCGTTCGGCTGATCGAGGTATTCGGCGTGTTCTCCACACTCGTGAGCGTAGCTCGTCGGGAGTTGACGGCCGCCGAGAAGCGCAGCGGGCGCCGGGACAGCACCTTGGACGCCGACCCCCGTCGGCGCTCTGTGAGGGCCGCTGTGCGGTCCGCAGCCGCCAAGGGCGTCGAGGGGCGCGCCACGCAGCCAACGACCTGTATGACGCTCGTTGAACCCTCTGTGGGCGATCAGCTGATCCAGGGCGCTCGCAGCTGGACGGTCAACGAGGTCAAGGCGCTCGTCGCCGGTGGCAAGGCCGTGGCCTACGAGAGCCTGGTCAGCTGATGCGCGTCAGCATCCGCAACCTCGATCCTATGAAGGGCGCCATTCGCAAGGGCATCGGGCAGAAGGTCCTGGAGGCCACGCAGAAGGTCACGCTGGAGGCGCACCGCAACCTAGTATTGGCGAGTCCCGCAAAAACCGGCGCGTTCAGGGGCGCGTGGACGGCAGAGACGCCCAGCAAGCCCTACGAGAACGGGTGGGTGGAGAACGCCACCCAGTATGCGACCGCGCTGGCGAACGGCCACAGCCCTCAGGCTCCAGCGGGCTGGGTAGAGAATGAACTGGTCGCGGCGACCAAGCAGGTGAAGTGATGATCCAACTAGACATTCAGACCCTCAACGACAGGCTCTTTGACAACATGGATGTCGAGGACATCCAGATGCTCCTACAGAACGATGTCGCACGCGACGTGGACGACGGCAAGTTGTGGAGCCGGTGGATCGTACTTCCCGGCATCGAGACCCGCCGCACTGCTGGGCGCACCTACGTGGTACAGAGGGATGGCAATGCCACTCTCCAGGTGTTCGTGCCCCGTGGCCAGCTGACTGCCGTTGGATGGGACGTAGTGGAGCAGTTCAACGATGTGTTCCGCAGCTGGACCAGCGAGGACGGACGCCTGACCATCAACAATCTCAAGTCCACCACCTCCACCTACAAGGAAGGCGACGCGGAGTTCTTTCTCATCAACGCGACGATCAGCTGGACTAGCAAGCGCCTGGGTCTCGCCGCCCAGTAGTCAAGGCTCCTCATAAATAGTGGCAGAGTCCGTCAATGCGGCTCGTCAACTATTTGAGGAGGCCGCATGGCATTCATTAACACTCCAGACGTTGGGTTCACTCTGTTTCCCGCGCCCGATGGGATCATTCCCGCTTCCGGTGCCACGCGCTACTACCTGCCCGTGACGGCCGATCAGTCCCCCATTCGATTCACTAGCGAGGACATCGTCAGTGACACAAAGATGCCCAATGGTGCGAGCAACGGCAGCACGCGCGGCCTAACCATGGGCAATGGCAGCATGGAGATGAGGCTTCAGGCGGCTCCCGTGTTCGACGCACTGTTCGAGAGCGCCCTCCGTGGCAAGTTCACGACCTCTGGCACCAAGACCCTCAAGCCCAGCGGCCAGGACGTACAGCTGGTTATCGCCTCGCTGCTGTCCTCGTCCATGCTGGACGTGGCGCTTGGCTGCCAGGTCACCGGCTTCACCATCGACGTCAAGGCCGTTGAGGGCGTGACGATCAGCTATGACCTGATGTCGCTCAAGCAGGATAAGCTGACCACCGACAACGCCACCACAGTGACCAACCTGCCCGCTACCGCTACTGAGTTCAACGGCGGCGACTTCGGCACCATCACGATCGCGGGCAATACCTCGCTGCTCGTCTCGGAGATCAGCCTCAGCGTGTCTCAGGACCGCACCGCACGTACCAAGCTGGGCATCAACAACCCGCTGGGCATGGCCGTCAACGGCCAGCGCCAGGTCGAACTTCGTGTCAAGGCGTTCCGCGAAGACTATGCGGTGGATGCCCTGCTGACCGGCGGCAAGCAGAGCTTCAGCTTCCCCATCGGCCTTGCCAACAACGGCTATGGCTTCTTCCTGACCGGCAACGCCTCGATCCCCGCGACCTCGCTGGAGGACGGCAGCGCGTTCCTGGAGTTCACCGTTCGTGGCGCATATGATGCGACCAACGCAGCGGACTTCTACATCACTAAGCTGTAACGAGTTTCGATCCCAACTCCTTTGCTCAGAAGGGATCGCAGGGGTGGCGCTGGCGCAAGTCAGCGCCATTCCCATGAAAACTAAATAGCGGCGTAACAGCAAAGGAGTTACCCGATGACCGACAAGAAGAAGAAGTTCGTTCCCATGTGGAAGAAGCACGAGCGCTTCGACATGAACAAGGCTACCAAGGGTGTGGTAGTCAAGCCCGTCGACCCGCGAGGCAATGAGTACGGCAGCTGGACGGTTGGCCACTACGACATTCACTGCAAGTTCTTCAAGGTGGCAGCGGAGAAGTTCACGCGCACCTACGATGGTGACGAGCGCAGCAAGGGTGAAATGGGCGACCTATTCGCGTGGGTTCAGATCTTCCTTCACGATTGGGCAGGACAGCTGGACGCCGACGGCAACGAGGAGCCCTTTGACAAGGACGTGGCGTTCGAGGTTCTCAGCGAGGGTGAGGACAACTGGCTCGCCACGTACCTGCTTTCGTTCAGTCGCGATCCCGACAACTTCCAGCCCACCGCTAGCGTCACCAAGGAGGAGGACGTAAAAAACTAATCGCCTATCTCGACTGGTATGCCCTGGGTGACGGCTCGGGGCTACTAGAACTGGCCGGGAAGGCGAAGGGTGAAGTGGCGGAACGCGCCAGAGCAAAGATCGCCGCGCATCAACCGCTCTTCCCTCGCCCACTCTATTGGGAGTGTTTCTGGGACATTGGAGACATGAGGGCGAACAACGGCATGTCACTGGGCACGGTGCCCATGGACAAGCTGTATTGGTACGCGGAGCATGAACTGGGAATGGACGAAGACGATCAGCGGGCGTTCGTGTTCGTCATGAAGCGGGCAGACCGACACTTCGTTGGCACACTGAACGAGCGGTCTAACAAGGCGGCAGCCAACACTGACAAGCGATAGAGCAGAGACCCGCGGTAAATACTGACAAGTATTTTCGGGGGTAATCTGTGGCCGACGCCAGCTATCAAATTGACATCGACATCAATGCCGGTGGAGCGCAGCGCGGCGCATCACAGATCGACGCGGCCCTCAGCAAGCTGAGCGGTCGCATGGGTGGCGTCCAAGCTGCCAACGACAACATGCGAAGCGCCATCGACAGGGCCGGTGGCGCGATGCGCGGCGCGGCGGGACACGGCTCCGCCCTCAGCACGGTCATGGACGACATCAGGGGTCGAGCAGCTGGCGCGACGCCGGCGATCGGCGGGCTGGTCACGAACCTGGGCAAGCTGGGTCCCATGGCAGCGGTCGTCGCGGGTGTCGCGGTGGCCATTGGTGCAGTGGCGAGCAAGGCCATCGACGCCGCGAGCAAGGTGGAGATTTGGAAGGCCAACCTCCTCACCATTACGGGCTCCAGCCAGAAGGCCGAAGAGAGCTACGCGGCCCTCGTCGCGTTCGCGGCAAAGACGCCATTCGATCTCGGCCAGGCAGTCGAGGGCTTCACCAAGCTGAGGACCCTGGGCCTCCAGGCCGCTGAGGGCGCGCTGACCTCGTTCGGCAACACCGCAGCCGCCATGGGCAAGCCGCTCAACCAGATGATCGAAGCGGTCGCCGACGCCGCCACTGGTGAGTTCGAGCGCCTCAAGGAATTCGGCATCAAGAGCAAGCAGGAGGGTGACAAGGTCAAGTTCACCTTCGGCGGCGTCACCACGAGTGTGGGCAAGGATGCGGCCAGCATTCAGAAGTACCTGGAGAACCTCGGCAACACCAAGTTCGCCGGTGCCATGGCGCGGCAGATGGACACCATCAAGGGTGCGATGTCCAACGTCGAGGACAGCATCTTCCAGGCGTTCGCGGCCATTGGCGGGGGCCAGCTGGGCAGCGCGTTCAAGGAGATTTTGAAGACGATTGCCTCGGGCGTCAGCGCCGTCACTCCCCTGCTGGCCTCCATTGGTAACGTGCTCGGCGGCATCGTCGGCGGCGTGGGCGCAGTGCTCAACGGCTTCGCCAGCTTGTGGAGCGGCATCAACACCGGCGGCGCGGGTGCCATGCCGATCCTCGATGGGCTGACGGTTGCGTTCAACCTGATCGGCCAGGGCGCGCAGGTCATGGGAAGCCTCGTTGGCAGCGTCTTCGGCGCGATCGGTAATCTGGCTGGCCAGGTCGTCGGCTCCGTTCGGGGCTTCTTTGGCGGAATGCTGGGCGACCTCACCGCCGGTTTCAGCGAGGGTGGGCGCAGCTGGAGCAACAGCGTCGTGGGCATCCTGCGCGCGGTGAAGGTCGTGGTCGGCCTCATGCCGCAGATGTTCAGCATCGCGATCAGCGACATCATGAAGATGTTCAGGGGTCTGGGCAGCATCGTCGGGCGACTGCTCAGCGGTGACCTGTCGGCCTTAGAAGACATTGGCGCGACCATCACGGGCAGCTTCGCAGCCTCCGCCAAGGCCGCCAACGCCATCGGACGAATTGGAAACGCCACCTACGCGGACACCAAGGGCGCGGATGCCGCGATCAGTCGCCTCAGGGGCAAGAGCAACGTCACGCCGAAACTCGACATCGGCAACACCCCAAAGGCAACGCCGGACGGCAAGAAGGGCGACAAGGACAAGGCCAGCGAGGCTGAGAAGCGCGCCAAGGCTGAGGCCGACTTCTGGAAGACGCTACAGGGCGAGGTCGAGACGGCCAAGCTACTGCCCTTGGCGGCAGAGGACTACCGGAAGCAACTTGAGTTGCAGAAGATCCTTGGTCGCGATCTCAACACCGGCGAGAAGGAGCGGCTTGGTAGCCTAATGTCCCAGGCGCGCACTGCCAAGTTCATGACGGCGGCGCTAGACGACCACAACAAGAAGAGCCTGGACATGGCATCGCAGGAGGCCCTGTTGAAGCTGCGGATCGCTGGGGCAACCGAGGAGCAGCTGAGCGTCGAAAAGGCCGTAGCGGACTTCCGCGTGTCGGCGCAGCGAACGGGCGTGGACATCGCCAGCGAGGCATACAAGGCCAGCGAGGCACAGGTGCGCGCCGACCAGACACGACTGGGCGTGATCAACCAGCAGAACAAGGGTCTGGACGATCAGGTCGCCAAGCTAAAGGAGATGGCGGGAGCCGGTTCGCAGTTTGGCCGGGACGCACTGCAGACCCACGGCAGCCTTGCGGATCAGCGCAGCGCGGCGGCAGCGGACCGGGACAAGACCCTCCAGCAGCTGAACGCCGCACTGTCGAGCAAGGACCCCGCGTCCAAGATCAGCACCGCTGAGTTCCAAGCTGGCGTGCGTAAGGCCGGTGAGGACTTCGCCATTCGCATTGCGGAGATCGGCACGGAGTTCAGCCGCACGATGGCCAGCGTGGCCAACGTCCTCGACAGCATCGCCAGCCGCATCGGTGGCAAGGCTGGTGCGGTCGTCGGTGATGCCAGCGACATCGCGCGCGACCTGGGCAAGTTCGCCGACACCAGCGCGGGCGTTCAGAAGGACCTGGGCGGCATCTTCAAGAAGCTGCCAGCGGGCGTCAGCAAGGCCGTAGGCGGTGCCGTGGCGGGCCTGGGCGTGGGGCAGCAGGTTGGCAGCCTCATGAAGAGCCTGGGCATCAAGACGAGCGGCACGGGTGCCAAGCTGGGCGGAGCAATGGGCGGTGCGATCGGCGGACCCCTGGGTTCGTTGATCGGCAGTGTGGGCGGTGGCCTGATCGGCGGGCTGTTCAAGAAGACCAAGCAGGCGAGCGCCGGGTTCCAGATCGACGCGCAGGGTCGCGTCGTGGGCATGAACGCCACGGGCTCTGGCAAGGAGGAGAAGGCCGCTGCCAGCGCGTTCGCGGGCAACGTAGCGAGCAGCCTCAACGACATCGCGAGCAAGCTGGGCGCGACCATTGGCGGTCTCAGCGGCGTCTCGGTTGGCTACCGTCCCGGTCACAAGGCTGGCGCGTACCGCGTAGATACCACGGGTGCGGGCAAGCTCACCGGCGTGCTGGCCTTTGACAACGAGGCCGACGCCATCGCAGCGGCGATCAAGGACGCCATCGCCGACGGTGCGCTCCAGGGTCTTAGTGACTTCGGCAAGAAGGCCGTCGCGGCCCTCGACATCGACAGCGCCGTCAGTGCGGTCATGGCCTTCAACTCCGCCATGCAGGAACTCGAAGGTATCACCGATCCCGTGGGCGCGGCGATCAAGGCGGTAAAGACGCCATTCGAGAGCCTCTTGAAGACCATGGAAACCGTGGGTGCCTCGACGGAGGACCTGGCGAAGATCAATGACCTCCAGTCCCGCAAGCTGGCCGAGGTGCTCAAGAACCAGATTGGCGGCTTCCAGGACCTCCTGGCCGAGTTGAATGGCGAGGGCGGCGGCTTCACTGCCATGGCCCAGCTGACCAGCAACATGGGTCTGTTCGACAAGTTCAAGCAGGACATCGCGGCTGGCAAGAACGTGGATCAGGACGCCTACCTCGACCTCGCCAACAAGATCAGGGGCAACGCCGGTGATGTGTTTGGCGCGAACAGTGGCCAGTACCAGGACATCATTGGCGCGCTGAGGACCAGCACGCAGGGAGCCATCGACAACGCCACGCGCTCCTACAACGCGGCCATGGCCAGTGACGCCGCCGCTATGGCCAAGCAGACTGAGCAGCTGGCGATCGGCAATGAGTACGCGAGGCAGAACGCCGAGGCCGCGCAACAGGCCGTGGAGTACCTGAGGATCATCGCGGCCAATGGTGGCGGCGGCGGAGGTAGCGACATGGGCAGGGTCTATAACGGCCAGATTGCCGCCTACTGAGCAGCTTAAATACTCACATGGCTACAGACACCAACAGGGCTTCGTTCGTCCAGCAAGAATATCGCTACGCTACCAAGCGTGACGCCACAGTGCTGGCCCGCAATCCCGGCGCTCGCCAAGTAGAGCTTCCCGCCCAAGTGGATGAGGCGACGGCGAACAGGCTGGCACAGGCTATTCTGGACGACAACAAGAACCCCATGACGGTTCAGGTTGAGATCGAGGGGCTCATGTTGCTGGACAAGTTCGTGGGTGGCGTGCCCAGCTTTACGTTGAACTTGAAGAACCTCGACACCGGGAGCCGCGTGTTCAAGGTAATCGACTTCGACAATGACTTCGAGAACAACACCACGACGATGACGGTGCGCGGCTGATGGCTACGTTCCTCGTCCAGCCCCGCTCCTTCACGGTCGTCTCGGGCAGCGCCAGCGCCACCAACATGAACCGGGACGAGCCCGGCCTCGTGTGGCGTCCCGGCGGAACGTCGGGCAGCGTGACCATCCAGCACGACGGCACGGCCTGGGATACGATCGCCCTCGTCAACAGCAACCTCAGGGGCACTGCTACGGTTCAGGTTCGAGCCGGGGCGTCCTCGGGTGCCGTGGACGGATCGAGCGGGCTGGCGTTGAACCAGACTGTTCAGGCCTACACCGGTGTGGCTCCCGCACAGGGCAGCGGCACGATCACCTACATAACCCTGGCCGTGCCGATCACCTCGCCATTTGTTCGCATTGACATCAGCGACAGTGGCAACCCCGCTGGCCTGGTGCAGGTCAGCCGTCTGGTACTTGGCAAGCGTGTGGAGCACGACGGTATCACCAGCGACAGCGCGATGACGATCCTGGACACCAGCGACCTCCCCAGTGGTCTCGGCTGGACGGCGGTTAACCCGTTCCCCACCAAGCGCAGCTGGCGCGTGAAGATGGACGGTCTGACTGACACCAAGTATTGGAACGACTACGACAACCTGCTCAATGTTGCGGGTGCCAAGGCTGGCGTGCTGTTCGTCCCTGATACCGACGTAGCCTTTGTTCAGAGACAGGCGGTGTTCGGCAGGTTCACTGGTCAGCCCGTTAGTATCGAGAGCCCCGTAGCGGATCACAACATCGTAGCGTTCGTGATCACCGCGATCTGAGGCCCACAGGTCCACTTAAATAGTGGATGCCAACTAACATCCTGTTTGAAGCCACCGTCAAGAACGGTAACGCCGACGTCACGCTCCGCATGAGCAAGGCCGGTGGCAGCCCCGACGCTATCTATCTGGACAACAAGGAGTGGAAGCCACTCATCACCAAGCGCCACAGCACCGCTGGCAGCTGGACCAATGACGGCCTGTTCGATCAGGGCAGCATCAACAACAGCTCTCTGAGCTTTCTCATCAGCGAGCAGCACGAGAACACCGCCTGGACCGCCTATGAGTGGAACGGCGGACTGGGCCGCATCTTCATTGGCGAGGAGGGACAAGCGTTCTCCACCTACATCCAGGTGTTCGAGGGCCGTCTTAGCAGCCTCAGGGATCAGGGTATCGAGGGCACCGTCGCGCTGCTGGGCAGTGACGCCGACCTCAATCGAGAACTACTAGACTTGGAGTACGCGGGCACCGGCGACGCCGAGGGTCCTGCGGGCATGAAGGGCGAACTCAAGCCCCGCGCCTTTGGCGTCTGCGAGAGCGTCGAACCCAAGCTGATCAACGCGGGCCTGCAAATCTATCAGGTACACGGCTACGGCGCTGTCAGCGAGATCACCACGATCTATGACTTCGCGCTGGCGCTCGATGAGACCAAGCGCAAGGCCGACCAGCCCACCTACGCGGCTCTTGCCGCCCTCACCCTCGTTCCCGGCGAGTTCGCCACCTGCCTCGCGCAGGGTATGTTCCGGCTTGGCGCGCAGAGCGACAAGAAGATCAGCGCGGACATTAAGGCGGGCAGCCCCACGAGTGTGGGCACCATCGTGCCCCAGCTGCTGACCCTGGCGGGCGTACCGCTGGCCAAGCAGGGCGACTTCTCCGCCTTCAACAGCGTCACCTGGAACCTCTATCAGACGACCGGCCTCAGCATCGGCGACGCCGCGCGCTCCGCCCTGCAACAGGCCGGTGGCGATCTGTTCGCGGACGGCACGGGCAAGTGGCAGGTCATGGACTACTATGCGCCCAAGGCGGCGGTGGCGCTCAACAGCGATCGATCCACCCTGCCCCTGGTGCGCGACTACGAGCTGCTCAATGCCAACAATCCGATCTTCAAGGTCCGCTATGGCTATCGCCGCTGCTGGGGCGTCCATAGCGCCAACGAGGTCAGCGCCAGCCTTACCGCGGACATCGACAACGAGGCCGTCCAGGACGCCATCGACAAGGCAAACCAGGCGGCGGCTGATGCTGACGCAGCTATCGCGCGCCTGGATGCTATGTCGGCTGACGGCATCCTCGATCGCGCGGAGAAGGCGCGGCTCGTCCTGATCTTCTCTACGGAGAGCGCCCTACAGAGCAGCCTCCAGAACCAGGCCACCAGGGCCAACGTGACTACGGAGCGCAACACGCTCAGCACGAAGTTCAATGCGTGGAAGACCTACTTGGAGGGCCTCAGCCCCGCCTACACCGACACCACGCAGGATACGCCTATCGATCGTACCGTGTTCAACACGCGGTCGCGCGAATACTTCGTCGCCAAGCAAGCCCTCGTTGATGCCATGGCAGGTCGCGCCAGCCAAACGGCAGACTGGCAGAGCGTCACTGGCACGGGACGTCCTCAGGACAACGCCACTGTTGGTGCTCCCAATGGAACATACGTCGGTGGAGTGTTGGCAGAGAACCTAGTGTTCAATGCCGCTGAAGCCAAAACCAAGGCAGACGCCGCCGCCGGTCGCATCGACAAGATCATCGACAACGGCATCCTCGACATGAGCGAGAAGCCGGGGGTGATCGCCGACTGGACGTACATCGTCAACGAGTATGATGCGATCCGGCTCCGCGCGATTGATCGTGGCGTTAGCTTCACCGCCTGGAGTGACGCCAAGAACAATCTGGCCTCTTACCTCGGCTCTCTAGACCGCTGGGACGCGGTCACCGTCGATACGCCGATCAACCGGGACACGTTCAAGAGCCGGTTCAACGACTATTACACGGAGCGCGCCAAGCTGTACGCGCTGCTCGATAGCACTGCCAAAGTCCAGGAAGACAAGGCCATCGCGGGTCTAGAGCGGATCGCCAGCGACGGTTGGCTGAGCCGCAATGAGAAGCCCGCAGTGTCCATTGAGTGGTCGGCGCTCAATGATCGACAAAACGCCGCCAATCAACGCTGGACCGACTTCGGCGGTCCAAGCGATGCTGCGACTGCTCGCCAGAACGCCGCCAATGCCATCGATCCATCGGTTAGCGGATCACTGGGCAACTACCTGGGGAGCCTCTCGCCGAGCTGGTTCGATGTCAACTTCGACACTCCCATCAATGCCACTACTTGGGGCGACCGCTGGAAGGCGGCATACCGCGCGATCCAAATCTATGAGTTGGCGCTGGTCGGCAACATCGGCGGCGAAGCAAAGCAGACGATTGCGCTGTTGAAGCAAGCGAATGAGGACAACCTCTGGTCAGTCGCCGAGAAGGTCAACGACATCATTCCACACAGCACATCCTTGGAGTCCATCTACAACAGCCTGATGTCGCAGAGCGACCCCTTTAAGAACGAGAGCGCGGTCTCGGCGGCGCGAACCGCTCTCAGCACCGCGCGAAGCAACTGGATCAACTACCGAGACGGCGTGCGTCCGTTCTGGAACGACAAAACCCAGGCCAGCAACATCGACCGCGCTACCGCCACCCAGCGGTTATACGAGTACGAAATCGCCATCGACAACATCAGTATCTCGATTGGCAAGTATGTTGATACTCGTGCGACGTTCGCGGTCGACCGCGTCAACGCTATTGGCAGCGACGGACTGCTGGACCGTTCGGAGAAGCCCAAGGCGGTCATCGACTGGCAGGCATTGAACTTCGAGTACAACGCACTCAACGTCAAGAACCGCGATCTCAACTATCCTAGCATCGCGTCCTCCTCGGCCGGCGCGGCGCGCAACAAGGTGGAACCCGGCGTGGCGGGATCGCTAGGAACCTACCTGGGCGATCTAAGCCAGAACGGCACATACCCCGCCTGGGATAATGCGCTCGGGGACACGCCCATCAACGCGGGAACGTGGCGCACCAAGTGGGTCGAGGCGCTCAGCGCGGTCGCACAGTACAGGGTCGATCTTGGCGCGATCAAGGGAGACAAGGGTGCTGACGGTACGAGCAGCACTCCCGACCCAACCTCAGCCAACGTCAGCTACGCCAACCAGACTATCACCCACGGCTGGAAGGGTCCGGGCGCGACGCTGGCACTAAATGCTGGTCAGACGGCGGTCATCGAGGTCAACTTGAACCTCACGACCAGTTCGACGGTCAGCGTGTATGGCTACATCCAAGTCTTTAAGAGTACCGGTGAGTATCAGACTAACGCCGCCGGACCATCGGCTGTTCAGGTCATCCCAGGGGAGCCCAACAACCTCTACGTCAGCGGTACGTTCCAGAACAACTCTGGCGCGCGGCAGAGCTACACCTTCCATGGCTACACTCTCCTTGACCCCTCGTCGGGTCGAAGCCTCGCGGCGGGCGGCGGTAGCTACGTCAACGTGAGCAAGTAATATGATCCACATCGAGAGACTGTTTAACGTCGGTGACACAGTGAGCATCAACATCGGGGGTATGTTGAGGGTGGGCAAGGTCACCTCATATGATCCCCTGGTGTCGATCACCATCGACTGCTCAACCAATCTCCTGCAACCCAAACCGGAGAAATACTTTTGGGTCGGAGGTGTGGACGAGTGGCTCACGGCGGCTCAGTATGCCCGACTAGGGCCCCGCCCGGTCTAACTAAGCACCAACTGCCCCGGAGGCACGAACGGCCCTCACAGGGCGTCTCTGGGCCCCTAGTGGCTTAAATACCAGCATGGTATCTCTTGCCGAGGCTCGCGCGGCCCTGACAGCGCAACTGCAACGCCTTGGCAACACGGCACTGAGCATCCTCAGGTGGCTGGGTCAGGAAAGCAATCGCCGCATGGTCACCGGGGTGATCATCGGCGGCGCGGGCTACTCCCTCCACAAGTAACTCAACGACCAGTTCGTTGACGGCGTTCTGTTCGTCGTCATCAGTGCCCTCCTGGCCAAGTGGTCGAGCAAGCATCCCAAGATCGAAGACGAGGACGCCCGATGAGCACGCGAGGGGCCAAGCCCGCGACTGCCGCCGACATCGCCGCTGCTATCGCCGCCGCCAGTGCGGCGCAGGAGGAGAAGGGCATCGCCAAGCACGCGCCGGGGATCGTCGTCGCCATCATCCTCGGACTGATCTTCTGGGTTGGGGCGACGCTGCTGAACCTCAACAACACCGTGACCAAGATGAGCGCGAACGTGGACGGCCTCACCAAGAGCATCAGCGACCTGCAGGCCAATCAGGGTCAGAGCAGCAAGACGATCGGCGACCTACTGGCCGCGTCGGCGGCAGCCAAGGCGCGACAGGATGCCGCTGAGGCCGACATGAACCGCGTCAAGGAGCGCGTCCGCATCCTTGAGGGACAGAAGCCCCTCACGAACCAGGATGCCAACGGGCCATATGACTAACGACGACGCGAAGGCGATCCTCATTCGGGCGTTCGTGGCCGCGCCCGATCTACCACCCGACATGCAGAAGCTGCTCGCTCAGCTGATCGTACCGCCGGTGAAGCGGGCTTGGTGGAAGCTCTGGTAAGCGGCAGCGGCGGCGCTAGAACGTGCCATGCGCTCGCTCAGCCACCCCGAGGTAATCGCCATGGCGACCCGAGTGGGCAACATCACGCTCAACGACGCCGACCTCCGCTGGCTATCCGCGCGCGTCACCCTCAACGACGATCGACCGTGCGTGTACCTGTGGGTGGAGGAGCCGGTGCATGGCGAGCCCAAGGTGCTCTACATCGGCAAGGCGGGCAGCACGCTCGCGCTACGCTGCCAGCAGCACAACCAAGGCTTCCGCAAGGCCGCGGCGGGCAAGGCGCACGCGACGATGTTGATCGAGACGATTGGCGCGGGCAGCCGCGTTGGTATCTATGCGATCTGGCCGGAGCCCCTGCCGTTCCACGGCGCGCTAATCCCCGCTCAAGCGAGCGTCGAGGAGCACCTGATCGACGCCATCGAACCGCCGACGAGCCGCAACCGCAAGCGGCGACTTCGGCCTACTGGAACCGGGCGGAGCGGCGCCCCATCTGCACCCTCATGCGGTTTTACCGCAACCAGGCACCAGCCGGTACGGCGCTCACGCCGCTCTGGGTGCTCAAACATGTAGTCATGCACGTTTTCCTACACTGGACGTTCAGCCAAGGGCTGGAAGAAGGAGGAAGGCTTATGGGTACTATTTGGAACAAGTGGATCAACCGCAAGTGAAGAGCTTCTCCACGATGCTGCTCCACCTAACCGCACTCACGCTCGTGATCGTCGTAACGATTTGAAGCCCCGCCCTCACCGGCGGGGCTTTCTACTTCTTGGCGGCTCTCACGCCCGTTATGTTCACGTCTGGGAACTTGTCGGCATTGACGCTCGAACGGCTCAGAAAGTTCTTCAATCCCCACCCCAGGGCGATTACCCCAATACTGATCGCGAACTCCGCCGGTCCGCTGATTTTTATTTTACTACCATCCTTGAGGATGACGTTAATAAGGCCCCTCGTCACTTCGTCGATACCGCTCATTCTATGCTCCCCCTCAAACGTCAAGCTGCCGACGCTCGATCTCCGCCAACAACTCGTCCGCGCGTTCGTCGCCCGGCTCGCCCAACATGCCCTGATAGGCGCGCAACAACACGGCGTCCGTCATGTAAGGGATGATCGGCGTCTGGTAGGCGGCGAGAAACGCCTTCTCGTCGGCTCTGCCCTTCCCGGCGTTTGCATCCGCGTAGGCCGACCAAGCATCTCTGGCACGCTCGATGACCGCGCCCAGCTTGCCCTCATCGCCATTGTAGTAGGCTATGTCGTCCAGGGTGTCGTAGCGCGTGAAGTCCAGGGGTGTGGGCATGAGGCCATCCTCGCCCACATGCGTGGGCCTGGCAAGCGGGATCAGCTGTGCGATCCCCTGCCCGCCGCGAACGATCGAGCGACCGCGAACGAGCCGCCCACCATGCCGCTTAACGCCCGCACGGGCTTGCCGCCCACGATGGGCGCGACCTTCTTGATCTTGACGACCTCATTGCCACACTCCAGCCATTCCCTGATTAGTCTCTGCTCTTCCGTCTCTTTGTTCATAGTGTACCTCGCCGCATTGTTTGCGGTCTCTTGGTTGGTTGTTAATTGGCCTTCCTGGCCGCGATGTCCGCCCGGCGCTTGGCCCTGCGCTCCTCCGTCCACTCGCTCTTTGATCCGCCCTTGGTGGAGTCGCTGATCGACTGGCGATGCTCCGCTGACTTCGGCTTGCCGGTCAGCTTTCTTGCGATCTTGGCCTTGTGTTCTGGCCTCAGCTTCTCGCCTCTAACGGGTAGGTTGACCGTGCTGCTCTTCATGCGCGAGCAGATCAGCGCGGTTTCGCTGTTCCACACGCGAGTGGAGCAGGCCTCATAGCTGCGCCACGTCGCCACGTAGGCAAACGGGTTCTTCTTGTTCTGTAGCGCGGCCAGGCGGTTCTCATCGATGGCCTTCTGGAGGCTCGTCAACTGCCGCTTCTCGAAGAGTCCAACGAACTGATCGAGCGTGAGGTCGATCGTCGCACCCTTGTCGGCCTTGTTGGCGGTGGTCGTCTTGTACCACTTACCCAGGTAGTCGCTGAGTTCGATCGAAAGGTCCAAGGCGTCGTGCTCCAGATAGAAGAACCCCCGGAGAGCACGACCAATCCGGGGGTTCCCGTTTTTCCCACTTGCGAAGGGAAATCGTAGAATCTCTTTGAAACGCTTCTTGTCGTGCTCGGCGTTCGATCTAGTTATCACGAGCACTCTGGAGCAAAGTACCGTTATAACCCTACTATGCAGCCTTGGTGGCGATCACGTCACTATGTTCTTCGCGATCCCACTCTATATAAACCGCGGATCGGCTGACGACTAACTGGCGAACCAATAGAGTAGGTATATTACTTCGTAGAAGTAATACCCCCACCCCATTTGAATCCCCACTAAGTGATCACCCAATCCACGACGACTGGCGGTTTCTCCGCCACTTCGCGCTCGCTTCGCTCACGCTCAGTGGGGAGCAAACCTCCGTCGTGGTATTTCTCAAGAATCGTTCTGGCTTTCGCCAGAAGCCATCGTCCTGCGGACGGCAGTCGCTTCGCTCCTCCCCAGGAGGTGTTGGGTCTTGGTGGCTGCGCCGAGGGAAACCCGCCGGGGCGCCCGCCCTGCCCCGCAGACGCC